TTACAGCGATCAGCCCAATATGCTGCGCTCATTTTACCCTTTGCAATATTCTTAGCGTGTCTTGCCTTGAACGATGCTCTGCGCTTTTTGGCGGCTTCACTCTCGCCTTTGCGAGGTGGCGAACCACTTACACCTTTTTGACCAAACCGTATTAGCTTGGTCTTGTTACCCTCTTTTGCCACAACTGCGTGTGATTTACTAGCGTGTCCTGGTGTTCTTACACACTGATTAAACCTAGAAGCACCAATTTTAGTTAGGCGAGGGTCTTTAGCCATTACTTCTTAGCCTTCTTTTTTGCTTTCTTTGCTACCGACATTGCGATTGCTTTTGCTTGTGCTGGCGATTTACCCGCTTGTATTTCGCGGCGTATGTTTTCAGCAATGCTTTTCTTTGAGTAGCCTTGAATTAGTGGCATAATTAACCTTTAGCTAAACACTTGCCTGCCATTGCGCACTTGCTTGGTGTCGGGCAACCCTTACAAGGTTTAAAACTTGCTGCGGATGAATACTTACCAGTTTTCATTTCTTTTTACCTTTTTTGGTGGATTTCTTTTTGCCACGCGCAACAGTTAAGTTTGCCCAGGCATTGGGATATTTAACGCCACGCCGCTTTGACATAGCCTTAGCTCTGGCTTTCTGTGAAGGTGTTAGCTTTGCCATTTCAACCTCTAGAGTTAAAGGCAACATATCACACTACTTGTTTTTCATCAACGTCCGTGATTTTGATGGAAACCATAGGTGACTTCAGCTTTTTTCCGTGCGCTAACTGCGTCCCGAAAAGCAGAATATCGCCCAAGTGATATATTTTTTTTATTCACCTGTATTTGGGCCATCCATTTTGATCTTGACTTATCAAACGTTACACCCACAACACCACTGGTGTTTGTTTTTGGTTTTTTCATATTTTTTTGATTTTTTGCGCTATCTACATCCCGCAAGTTTTGGATAGAGTTGTTAAGCCTGTCACCATCTAAATGGTCAATGAATTTGGGGTCTTGGTTGTAATGCAGCTTCCACGCAAGTCTGTGCGCATAGTATCTTTTGTAGCCTAGCCCTATCATAAGATACCCATTGCTTGTTACATATCCAGCAATTCTTTTGCCTCTTTTCCTTCTAAAAACCCCAGTTTTAGGACAATAATCTAATTGTGAAATTATTTCCTCTTTTGGTGGTAACGATTTCATTCTGCAATCCTTGTTTAAACATACAAAAGGAATACCCTTGAAGTATGCACAAATCAAGCAATGCCGCGCAAATTCCTTCTAATAGGCTCGCCCCAATCAGCCGCAGGCTTATAACCAACAGCTAAATATCGGAACGCATCAGCACCGTGGGAAGTCCAATCGTGCAACGGTCTGCCGCGCCAGGTTTTCAGCCTTTCATCGTAATCCCTGCGGTACTGTCTAAGTGCTTCTATGCCCCTGGTGCATTTGCTTTCATCAAACCAACAGCGTGGGATCATGCTACGCGCAGCCTGTATGCCGTCCTCTACCGCTAGTTTCGGCGCAATCTCAATGTTCCGTATGCCCAGCGCGTCAAGCGTTTCAAGCCTGCTTTTCCCTGTCCCCAGTTCCTTGACTTGGACATCATGCGGCAGAATGTGTTGCTCGTATTGATAGTCTTTGTCCAAGAGAACTTTTGCATAGTGATCCAATCCTACTCCGCTGTTTTCGTAATAGTCTATAATCCTAACCTCGCGGCCCACAAACTGGCCGAACCATATTGCAGTGCTGTCGCCTATTCCTAAATCCCATGCGGTCACAACAGATGCAGCGCGATCATAAGGCACAGCGCATATTCTACCGTCCTCGCCTGCCGCTTTCATTTCTTTTGCGTAATAAGCCCCTTGGATTGCCGCTTCAAAGCTACACTCAAATTCTTGGTCGTAGCGGTCATCGCCCATTGTCTGTCGGGCCTCGTCAAGTTCTTCTTGATCCAATATTGATGTTTCAGAAGCGCGGAACATTTCTGCATACCAGTTTGGATCGTCTTGTGCTTCATGCCATATATCCCAGAACTCGTTTTTGCCTTTGGGTGTTCCTATGAATGTAGCACGTCCTTTCCGATCTGATAAGCTAGGACGAATTACGGCAGGCCAAGCATTTGCAGGGAAGTCGGCAGGCTCATCCAATACGACTGCATCAAAGTATAAGCCACGCATAGCATCGTAGTTATCTGCACCGAACAAACGTATCCGCGCACCGTTGGGAAAGTCCACGCGCAGTTCGCTTGCGTTTGCTACGCTGCCATCAATGTCTTTGGTGTATTCTAGCAAGTAGTCCCAGGCGATAGCTTTGGCCTGTCGGTAGTATGGCGCAATATAAGCTACACGAACATTCTTGCGCGGTATTGTTAGTGCGTCTTTGATAATATCGTTTATGGCAGCAACAGTTTTACCAAAACGTCTGTGCGCTACAATAACGGCATAACGCTTATCGCGCTTGTGGAATGATTTAACCAGGCTACGAGGTTTGTATTTAATCGTCCTCGTTGTCATCGTCTATCCACTTATACGCCACAACCAAGTCGCCGTTATCGCCGCCGCCTTCAAGTCTTTGCGTTTCTTTCCAACCCGCTTGTGTCTTTAAGTAAAACACCTGTGCGCCAAGATCGCCGCTTTGTGCTTTCTTGATTAGGTTTGTTGCTATATTCGCAATCGCTTTGGCTTGTCCCTTTTTATAGAGTGTCAAAACGTTCTCATCGCGCTCTAGAATACGAAACCATGTGCTGCGACTAATACCAAAGTAATCTGCTATTTGTTCACCAGTTAGCACAGCAGCAAGCGTTGTCACTTCTGCCTTTTGTTCATCTGTTAATACTATTTCTGGTCTACCGCCTACGTCTTTTTCAGTCATATCATAACCTATTGAAAAACCTGCGTAAAATGTAAGAACGCGCTAAGGATATGCCAGTAAACGCCAGCGAAATAGACATAGCCTTTTGTGTTGTTACGTCATAACCGTGCATAGGTAGTATAACATAAGTTGCTGCGGTTGCGATTGTGTATCCTATTAGGACGTTTGTAACCGCTTCTGCTCCACTCATTACGCGGCTTTGCATCTGACCGCCTCTAAGTCTTGGTAGCTTTCACCTGTTTCCTCTAAAACTGCGGTTTCGCCAGTGTAATCCTGCCAACGTTTAATGATCACATCGCAATACTTTGGGTCTAGTTCCATAATGAAACTACTGCGCCCAGTTTGTTCGGCACCAATTAACGTTGAACCTGAGCCACCAAACAAATCTAACACATTTAGCAATCTTACATGATTTCCAAATGCTCTAACCGATAATTCAACTGGTTTTTGTGTTGGATGCATATATTTGCTATCTTTTTTGATTGACCAAAGATCACTTTCGTTTTTAATCACTTCATCAATTTTACCATTAAAAAGACAAAACTCATGTTGGTGCCTGTAACCAATGCCCATTCCAAAAACATTCTTTGCCCACACAATACAAGATTTATATTTTAATTTTCCTTGCAGAATGCCGTAAAAGTCCCAGTTGCACCAAATGTAATAGGCTTTTGGGTTTACCGCTTTAATTGTAGCAATAGTGCCGTCTATAAAGTCTGCAAACTCTGCGTCTGATAAATTATCATTTTTGATAATTTCATGCTTGCCGCTGCGGCCATTGAACCCCACGTTATAGGGTGGATCAGTAAATACCAAATCTACCGTTTTACCGTCCATCAGTTTCTCTACCGCATCAATGCTTGTGCTATCACCGCACATCAACCGATGCCGACCAAGTATCCAAACGTCACCCTCTACCGTTACAGGCTGCTCTGGTGCCTCTGGAACATCGTCCTCGTCGGTCAAACCTTCTTTTTCTGGCTCCTGTAGCAACTTCGCTAATTCGTCCGCGTCAAAACCTGTCAGGCCAAGATCAAAGTCCATGTCTTTTAGTTCGGCAAACTCAATGGACAACATATCGTTATCCCACCCTGCGTTTAGGGCCAGTTTGTTATCTGCTATGACATAGGCTTTTTTTTGTGCGTCCGACCAACCAACAGCCGTTATGCATGGAACTTCATCTAAACCTAGCTTTTGTGCTGCGAGTAAACGTCCATGCCCTGCGATGATTTCGCCATCTACGTCAACCAGGATCGGGTTTGTAAATCCCCACTCTTTGATGCTTGCGGCTATCTGCGCCACTTGCTCGTCGCTGTGGGTGCGACTGTTTCGTGCGTAAGGGATAATGGTTTTTATGTTTCTACGCTCAACCTTATCCGCAGGCCAAGACCGTCCATCTTTCATGGGTGCGCCCTCTATGTGATTTGTAAACAATATAGAGGTTTTCTTTCAGGAAATAAAGACCCCCCGAACATGCCCGCGTCCAGGGGGTCAGTGAGGAGAGCCAGATGTATGGAGCTACATACGACCAACAGGGAGGGAGAGAGGTCGGCTCTTGCTGAGAAGGTATCATAATTCTAAGCAAAAAAATACCCCCTGCGGAGCGATCACGCGAGGGGGCAGTTTCAGTGAGGCAAACCTATGATATAGGTGGGTCAACCCTATCAGGTATGTTGTTAGCTGACAAGTATTCTAAATACGGCTGTAAATGCGCGTCTGTTATCAAACCCATCTGAACCATCTTATCTGCCAACTTACCGCGTATATACATCTCGCCTACTGGTTCCCCTGCAATGATACGCTTTGCGTTTAATGCCAGGGTGTCAGGCTTCCACGGCCCCTTGCTTGCTTGCACGTTTGTTCGTTGCGTATTCATAGACTTGGATACGGCTGCGGCTATATCTGCTGCACTAGGCCATGAACGTGACTTGTGCGCCTCTTTCAGCTTTAACATTGCCCGATCCATCGTGCCACGAATGTGATCCTCTGTCGTGTCGTTGGGGAACTTCTGATTTAGCATACGAACTATATTGCGCGCTTCGTCTTCTTCTTTTGCGCGTGTATTTAAGTGCTTTGGAGTAGCGTAGCCTTCAAATATCTTAATTAGTTCGCTTAGAATAATTCTGTTTCTTTCTTCGTGTGTCATGCTTCTACCTCATCTTCCCAACGTTCACCGTTCAGCCATGTAGCCAGGTGCGGGATATATTGTTTGTCTTTGCCTTCTAATGTTTGCACATAATCCATCAGCTTGGGAAGTAGATCATAGAAGTCTGCTTTCTTAGAAGCTGCCTTGAATGCCTTACGCGCTTGTCCCTTGCCTACCTTTCTAGGATACAAAGACCATAATTGATCAAAGTAATAATCCACCTCATCATCCTTTGATGATGTATTAGGTTCTTTGGATGGTTCTATGGATGGTTTGGGTGAACGTGGTTCAGGGGTAGGGGTGAATGTCATGCAGGGGTAGGGGTGAACGTCATTCAGGGGTGCATGTTGTTCAGTAGCTTCCCGTGTAGACCCAAGGCTTCCCACAACGTCTACATTGATAGTGTAATCCACCGTGTAGCCTGTTTTGCATTGACGTTGGCCTGCTTCTACTAAAACACCCATCGCAATCATGTCTTTGATATGTATGCGCACGGCTCTATCAGTCATTTCTAGGTCAGCTGCCATGTTCTTTTTGCTGACCCAAATACCTGATCCATCGTCACTGGCCTTGTCAGCCATATACATCAGTATGGCCTTCTTGGTCAGCGAACCAATTTTTTTTGTTTGAACTAAGTTGGATATTTTGTTACTCATATAGTGAGCCTTTCATAAGAGGGTTCAATGCTGGTTAGACACAAACATTATACAGCATCCTTACTTATTGCTAAAGCCCTCAGTCTCTTGGCTGGGGGTTTTTTCATCAAGACAAATCTTCCAGGTAATCCGACAACCGTTCCACAGTGCTATAACGTGGGTCGGTATCTTCCCGCATAATCTGATATAAAACAGGACGCGATATTTTAGCCTCACGCGCTACAGCCGATAAATTACGGTCACGCAATCGGCGGCGTATTTCATCTGCGCGTAACATTGTTTTCTTTTCCATTATCATCCTCATTAACAATTTGTATATTTATGCTTTACAGGTTAAAAATAATTATGTAAACAGTGAATAGCAATAAATGAGGTAAACAATGACACATGAACACCCAACACCGTTGGCTATTAAAGCAGCTATATATAAACAACTTTGCTTGGTGGCAGCGCAAAACAGCATGTTATCATCAGACGTTGTGCTTGCAATGAACGCTATTGACGAAGGCATTTCACAAGCAAACAAAGAACACGATGCACTAAAAGAGGCGATGAAATAATGGCTAAATCACTACCCCCACGTTTATTAGAAATACTGCAAAAGGTGAACTTAACCCAACGCCAGGCGGTTTGGGATTGCCACGGAACACCAGTTGTATTGCATAAGGCTTTGGAAAAGATAGCCGCGCACCACAACATTGTATTTGACCAACCACAAATCATAGCGTGTGACGTAGCCGCTAAAGAGGCGGTTATATGTGTAACAGGCCACATGGCAGAGGCCACAGAGTGGTCTATTGGCGAAGCGGCACCATACAACAACAAAAACAGTTACCCGTTTGCTATGGCAGAAAAACGCGCCAAGGATCGGGTAATACTTAAACTGGTAGGCTTGCACGGCGATGTTTACTCAGAAGAAGAAGCAGAC